GCTTCCGCGCTGCTGGTTCGACCCAAAGACTAAGCCTGGCCTTGATGCTTTACGCAACTACAGGCGCGAGCATGACGAGAAACGCAATGTATTCTATGAGAAACCCTTGCATGATTGGGCATCACACTACGCAGATAGCTTCAGATACCTAGCGATTTCGCTTGACGAAGGTACTGATTCGTGGTCGTCAAAGTTGCCAAATAACGTGCAATGGGTTGTATAATTGGAAAAATTCTAGGGGTAGCTTATGCAGTCAGAAGAAATTAAAGCAATTGTTGAGGCAGAGATTGATAACTCCATTGGCTTTATTGACTCTGAGACTACAGACCAGCGTCAAAAGGCGCTTGAATACTACCTACGTGATCCGTATGGCAATGAGCAAGAAGGTCGTAGCCAGATCGTAACGGGGGAGGTCGCCGAAGCAATTGACGGAAGTCTGCCGCAGCTAATACGCGTGTTCACCACGACAGAAGATATTGTCTTGTTTGAACCACAATCTGCTGGCGACGAGGATGCTGCTAAACAGGCAACTCAGTATTGTAATTGGGTATTCTATCGAGATAACCCTGGCTTTCTGATCCTGCATAACTGGTTTAAAGATGCACTAATGCAAAAGGTAGGCGTTGTTAAAGCCTATTGGGATGCTAAAGAAGATGTCACTAAGGAATCTTACAAGAACCTTACGGATGACGAGCTTGCTTTATTGCTATCAGACGAGTCGCTAGAGATCGTCAAGCAGAAGTCTGAGGTTGTTGATATGTCTGGCATGCCTATCATGCTGCACAATGTGACGATCAAGAAGGTCAAAAACAAAGGTCAGGTCGTCATTGAGAATGTACCGCCTGAAGAATTTTTAATTAGCAAGAACGCCAAGACTATTGCAGATAGTCCATTCACAGCGCATCGTCGTCTAGTACCACGGTCTGAGTTGATTGAGATGGGTTACGATAAAGACATCATCGATAACCTGCCTACTTACGACGACCTGACATTCTCTCCTGAGCGCCTTGCTCGATTCGATAATGGCGAGCAACCGGATGATGAGAGCCTTGACCCATCAATGCAGCGCCTTGAGGTCTATGAGTGCTATATCTACTTGGACGTTAATGATGATGGCATTGCGGAGTTACGTAGGATTGTCTATTGCGGTAGTGAGCTTCTTAGCGACGAAGAAACAGATGTAACGCCATTTCATGCTATCTGCCCTATTCCTATTCCTCACAAGTTCTTTGGTCAGTCACTTGCTGATCGCACTATGGACATTCAGTTAATCAAGTCTACGGTAACTCGTCAGATGCTTGATAACATTTATCTCACGAACAATGCTCGAATGGGTGCGGTTGATGGTCAGGTAAACATTGACGATCTGCTAAACGCTACGCCTGGCGGTGTGATTCGTATGAAGAATCCTAATGCCATTATTCCTATTCAAGTGCCTAGCGTTACAGCTCAAGCCTTTCCAATTCTGGAATACATGGATACGGTACAAGCCAAGCGTACAGGTGTATCTGACGCGCAACAGGGCTTGAATCCTGACATTCTGAGCAATGTAACGGCTGCTGCCGTAGCTGCAATGACACAGGCCAGCACTGGCAAGCTAGAGCTGATTGCTCGTATCTTTGCTGAGACAGGCGTTAAGTCGCTGTTCCAAGGGATTCTTGGTCTGGTTGGTAAGTATCAAGACAAGCCAAGGATGCTGCGTATTGCTGGCAAGTATGTGCCGTTTGATCCGCGTAGTTGGGCTAATCAGTTTGACGTATCTATTAATGTTGGCCTTGGCTCTGGTAATCGTGAGCAGCAATTGGCTATGTTGCAGATGGTGCTACAAAAGCAAGAGCAGGTATTGCAGCAGTATGGCCCAGGCAATCCATTGGTGACGGTTGGTCAGTACCGCAACACGCTGGCAAAGTTCATTGAGGCTGCTGGCTTCAAGGATGCTGACCAGTTCATGAACCAGATCACGCCTGAAGTCGAGGCACAACTGGCTGCACCTAAACCACCACCACCTGATTCTCAGGCTGAGTTCGCTAAGATGATGGCGCAGGTTGAGCAGGAAAAAGCACAGGTAGCCCGTGAGAAGAATCAAGCAATGTCGCAGATTGATGCGGCTAAGTTGCAGCTAGACCGTCAAAACCTTGAGGCCAGCTATGCTCAGAAGGGCGTAGAGATGGCAATGAAGAATCAGAAAGACCAGCAAGAACTCAAACTGAAAGAGGCTGAGTTAGCTGTTAAGCAACTGCAAGCTATTTTGGCTATGGATATTGCTGACGAAGATAGCCGGACACGACAGGCTGACATTGTTCTTAAAGCAATTAAAGAGATTGGAAACATTACACGATGAACAAAGCAGATTGGGCTAATAACCTGACACTTGATCCTAACTGGCAAGAGCTTATATCAGAACTGAGATCAACAGAGTTAGCTAAGTTTACTAATAGCGATTATCTCGATGTAGAGGCCAGAGAACAGGCATACATTCGATTGAGAACGATAGAGAGTATTACCGACCACTTGGAAGGCTTGAAGGCTCAGAAAGCTATTGACAAGAAGCGTTGGAAGATTTTGTAGTCTGTCATGGCAGTTCCATGTAAAATTAAGGAAATAACAACATGAGCGAAACGACTAGCGCGACACCGGAATCCGGTAGCGGAGAGTTGACAGTAAACGATGCGGCTAACGCTTTCATGGGCTTAATGGGTAGTGACGAAGGCTCCGATGACGGACAACCAGAAGCACAGGCTCAATCCGATGAAGACGAAGGCGAAGAACCAGAGGAAGAATCTAGCGATGATTCTGAAGGTGAAGAACAGGAAGATAGCGAACAAGAAGAACAGGAACGTACCTACCGCGTGAAGGCTGCGGGTGAAGAAAAGGACGTTACCCTTGACGAGCTTGTTAAGAATTATCAACTTGGCGCTGACTATACAAAAAAATCGCAAGCTGTAGCTGAAGATCGTAAGGCTATTCAGGCCGAATACCATGCGATTCAAGAGGCGAAGCAACTGAGAGATCAGTATGCACAGCAACTCCAGGTGATTGAGCAGATGCTTTCACGTGGGGAAGAACCAGAGAATCTTGACTACTTGAAGGAAACCGATCCAATTGGTTACGCCGTTAGGGTAGCGGAACTCTCACAGAAGGAGAAACAACTTTCTCAAGTACGCGCTCAACAGAATCAAATTAGAGCGCAACAAGAGCAAGACAGGCAGCAATGGATGTCTAATCTAGTCCGGCAAGAATCGGAAAAGTTAGCAACTGCGCTACCTGATTATGTTGATCCTGAAAAGGGTGAGTCACTGAGAAAATCAGTGCGCTCATACGGTAAAGAGTTAGGGTTTTCAGATGAGGAATTGGCAAGCGTTGTTGATTCTCGTCACGTTATTACGTTATACAAGGCTATGCAGTACGACAAGCTACAAGCGTCGAAGCCTGGCATCAATAAGAAACTAGCTGAAGCCCCGAAAGTTATGAAGTCGGGAGTCTCGCAGTCTCGAGATACCAATAACGAGCAGTACAAGAAACAGAAGGCTAAAGCAAGGTCTACCGGAAGGGTAGCTGACGCTGCGGCACTATTTGAACGGTTTATTTAAAGGAAATTATCATGCCTACATATCAAACATTTACCGCTATCGGTATGCGCGAGGACTTGTCCGACATCATCTATAACATCAGCCCTACCGAAGTGCCTATCATGTCCAGCCTAGGTCGAACCAAGGCCACGGCAGTCTATCATGAATGGCAGACGGATTCGCTGGCCGCTGCTACCACTGCTAATGCAGCAGTTGAGGGCGCAGATGCTACGTCGATTACTGCAAGCCCTACGACTCGCGTCGGTAACTATACGCAGATCGTACAAAAGACTGTTCAAGTTTCCGGCACTCTGGAGACTGTGAACAAAGCAGGTCGTAAGTCTGAGAAGGCTTATCAACTGTCGAAGGCTTCGCAAGAACTCAAGCGTGATCTGGAAACCATCATCACGGCTAACCAAGGCAAGTCGGCTGGTACGTCTACGGTTGCTCGTACTATGGGTTCGCTGTTGTCGTGGATCAAGACTAACTCGTCGCAAGGTAGCGGTGGTTCGGCTCCTGCAACTTCCGGTACTTCGACCCGTACTGATGGCACGCAGCGTACTGCTACCGAAGCACTGCTCAAGACTGTTGTCGCTTCGATCTTTGATGCGGGTGGCAATCCTAAAGCTGTGTTCGTTGGCTCTGCTGGTAAGCAAAAGGTTTCTACCTTTGCTGGTATCGCTGTTAACCGTTATCAGATCACCAAGCCTGAAGCTGGCGTGATTATCGGTGCTGCTGACATTTATCAGTCGGACTTCGGTCAACTGTCTATCGTGCCTGATCGTTTCATGCGTAACCGCGATATGCTGATCCTTGATCCTGAGTACGCTGCTATGGCTTTCCTGCGCCCATTCATGACGAATGAACTGGCTAAGGCTGGCGATAGCGACAAGACTCAGATTCTTGCTGAAGTAACGCTGGAAGTGAAGAACGAAGCTGCTCACGGTATCGTGGCTGACTTGGACTTCACACTGTAATGAACTAGCCCCTGACTTCGGTTGGGGGCTTTTTATAAAGACCAATGACAAACTTTAGACATCAAAAAGTTCATGCGGATGGTGATGGCGGTATTATCATCGAGACTAACCAAGACATTACAGATATTCTTGCTAGGAACAAGGTACTCCAAGAAGTAGATAAAGCTAGGACAGGCGACACAGATGACTTGCATTTGATTGGTTCCGTACCGTTTACAGCAGTAGATAAGCTAAACGAGATGGGGATTATGCGAGGATTTGCGATTGTGGATGACAAAGCATTTAGACGTTGGCTAAATCATCCTGACCAGGCTGCATTAAAAATCTACAGGGGAACCGTATGAGAGTTGGCGTTTGTGTACCATGTCGTGATGAGGTTCATACTGGGTTTGCATTTGATTTTGCCCGTATGTGCGCCCATGATGCGTCTGTTAGGTGCAAGGACGGTAAGGGCGGTTTAAGCCTTTATACAATGC